CCAGTCTATACCTCCCCGATAACCACTGGTACAGTCCCTAGCGGTCCCTGCGTGGGCCAAACCGAGCAGAATTGATAGGACTATGACCGAAACTAAAACGCCTCGCTATGGGGCTACTGAGCCTCGGCTACATAGTCCGTACCTTAAGGGCCCTAACCGGGGCGATGAGATCGCGCAGCTTGCAGAGAGTATCGGGCTGCCTCTTTTACCTTGGCAAGATTTCGTAATTAGAGATATGACCTCAGTCTCGGAGGATAATTTATTTATCCGTAAGACAAACCTCGTACTTTGTGCCCGGCAACAAGGTAAAACGCACCTTGCTCGTATGATGATGCTTGGGCATATGTTTTTATTCGATAGCCCTAACGTGCTCATAATGAGTTCTAACAGATCGATGGCTTTAGATACCTTTAGGCAAGTCTGCTACGCGATCGAGGGCTCGGCTGATCTAAGCCGGCAAGTTAAGCAGATCCGGTATGCCAACGGCACCGAGTCGATCGAGCTTAAAAACGGGCACCGGTTAGACGTAGTAGCTGCAACCCGTGACGGATCTCGTGGACGTACCGCCTCGTTTTTGTATATAGATGAGATCCGAGAGATCAGCGAGGAGGGCTACCGGGCAGCTACGCCTACGACTCGAGCTAAAGCTAATGCTCAAACCCTACTCACCAGTAACGCAGGAGATAGTTTTAGCACCGTACTTAATGACCTACGCGAAAGAGCTCTATCTAATCCTCCTGAGACTTTTGGCTTTTACGAGTACTCGGCTCCTCCTTTTGCTAAAATTAATGACCGCGATGCGTGGGCTATGGCTAACCCGGCCCTCGGCTATACCGTCACTGAGGCAGCTCTTGAGGAGGCAGTAGCTACGCAGCCAATCGAGACCACAAAAACCGAACTCCTTTGTATGTGGATAAGTAGCACGTCCTCACCTTGGCCGCACCTATCGGTAGAGGAGTCCGGCGACAAAGACCTAAAGCTTGTACCCGGGCCGCTTACTATTTTTGCCTTTGACGTGGCACCGAGTCGTAGAGACGGGTCGCTTGTTATGGGCCAAGTCCTCGAGGATGGCCGTATAGGCGTAGCGGTCCTAGAGATATTTCACTCCGACGTATCTATAGATGAGCTCTTTGTAGCTAACGCTATAGCCAAGTGGGCCAAGGTTTATTACCCTCGAGCAGTCTGCTACGACAAGTATACGACCGCCTCAATCGCTAAACGCCTTGAGGTAAACGGTATACAGATCCTCGACATATCCGGTACCAAGGGTTACCAAGCCTCCGGCGATCTTTACGAGGCTCTATCTAATCGTAGACTCGTGCACTCCGGCCAAGATGAGCTCGTTACCTCTATGGCTAACTGCGCCGCTAAGGAGTCCGATGCTAGCTGGCGTATCGTGCGCCGTAAATCAGCTGGGCCCGTAGATATTGCTATCGGTTTAAGTATGGTCGTACACGTACTTACTCAGCCTCTAGGTGAGGCTAAAGTATACGTTTAGACACGCGACACAAAGCCGTAGTAATGCTTGACTATATGGGAAAATGGAGACTATGGGACTATTACAAACTCTAGGCTTTAAGTCAGCTGAAAAGCAGACCGTAGAGGCTCAGTATGCCCCGGCCGTTATGGATACTACATACGGCTACGGATCGTTTAATACTAACTCGTCTTTTGGATATAACGGCGTAGGTATTGATCGTAATTTTGCTCTACAAGTATCTAGCGTAGCTCGCTGCCGTAACTTAGTCGCTGGAGTTATCTCCTCGATTGATCTCGGACTTTATAAAAAATCTACCGGTGAAAAATTAGGCTCTCCGGTGTGGCTTGAGCAACCGGATCAGCGCCAACCGCGCAGCGTTACTATTGCAGCTACCGTTGATAGTTTGATGTTCTATGCGTGTGCGTACTGGCGTGTAACCTCTTTGTATGCTGATGACGGGAGACCGTCTGGCTTTGAGTGGGTTGCTAATAACCGCGTTACATATACTACTAATCAGTTTGGTACAGAGGTTAAAGATTATTTCGTAGATGGTCAGCTTGTACCTATGGCCGGTATCGGATCACTTGTAACTTTCCAATCTCTTTTACCTGGGGTATTACAGTCTGCAAGTACGACTATTAAAGCTGCGTGGGATGTACAAAAAGCAGCTGCAGTAAGCGCAGCTACTCCAATGGCTACTACTATCTTAAAAAACAATGGAGCCGATCTACCCGAGTCACAGATCCAAGGCATATTAGCCGGATGGAACTCAGCGCGTAGAAATCGTAGCACCGCATATTTAACCTCTACTCTCAGTGCAGAAAATATCGGCTTTAGTCCTAAAGAAATGGGCTACGTAGATTTTAGCCAATACCTCGCCACTGAAATTAGCCGCGCGATGAACGTACCGAGCTATTTAATTAGCGCGGATATGAATAACTCTATGACTTACCAAAATATATTAGATGGTCGTAAAGAGTTTGTAGCGTACTCACTGCAACCTTACATATCTGCTATTGAGGATCGCCTCTCGATGAACGATATAACTAACTCATCCAATCAGGTACGGTTTGCAGTAGACGATACGTTTTTACGTGTCGATGCAAAAGATCGTTTAGATATTATCGAGAAAATGTTAAATCTCGATTTAATTGACGTAGACCAAGCTCGACAAATGGAGCAACTAACACCGCTAGGAGATACAAGTGCTACTAACGTTTAGTCAAGAGATCCAAGCCGCCGACACAGAGCGCCGGATCGTATCCGGACTTGTTGCACCTTATGGAGAGGTGGGACACACAAGCGCAGGCCCGGTAGTTTTTGAGCGCGGCTCGATTTCTATTCCCGATGCAAGTGCCATTAAGCTTTTATCGCAGCATCAACAAGATAAACCGGTAGGGCGCGCTATCAGCTTTAGCGACTCTACTAGCGGCGTTTATGGATCGTTTAAGCTTTCGAGTAGCACTCGAGGACAAGATGCACTCGTATTAGCGCAAGAAAATCTCGTGTCCGGCTTATCCGTAGGGGTGGATGTAACCGCCTCTAAGCCGATGGGAGACTACTTGCTCGTGACGGCTGCAGTCCTCAAAGAGGTAAGCCTTGTCGAGAGTGCTGCCTTTTCTAGTGCAACCGTCGATGAAATTATGGCGGCACGTGCAGAGTTAGAAGCTGCTACAAGTACAAAAGAAAAAACAACTACTATTTCTACGACTATCGTAGAGATCGAAACCGAAACAGAAACTGAAAGCGAGGAAGCTGTGACTACAGCCCCAGAAAATACACCGGAGGAGACTCCGGTAGATGCACCGGTCGAGGCTGAAAAAGTCGAGGCCGCTCGTAAAATCATCCGTCCATCAGTACTAGACTCTCAGCGAGTCCGTACTCCTATCGTCTCTATGCCTACATACACAGAGCACAAAATCAAAGCTGCACTCGGTAGCGAGGAGTCACGTCTCTACGTAACTGCAGCCGATGATAGCTTTGCTACAAACCCTGCGTTCAACCCTACTCAGTATCTTTCCGAGTTTGTAACTAATACTCGTTTTGGTACTCCTGCTATTGATGCTTGCTCACAGGGAGTTTTGCCAAATCAGGGTATGACTATTAACGTACCGTCACTTGTTACCTCAGCTGGTGGAGGATCAGGCGTAGCGCCTACCGTCACAGTAGAGGCCGAGGCTGGAGCCGTATCTAATACAGGTATGGTTACACAATATCTAACCGGTACAGTATCTAAGTACTCAGGTATGAACACTATCTCAGTCGAACTCCTCGAGCGCTCCGATCCTAATTTTTACGCAGAGCTCACAAATCAGCTACAAAATGCGTACCTAACCTCTATTGATAGTGCGGTGCTTTCTGCACTTATCGCGGCAGGTACTAACGCATCAGCTACTACGGCTGATAGTGACGGCGTTATTGCTTACACCTCACAGGCTGCCAAGCTTGTATATGAAAACACTGGATACTTTGCACAGAATTACATCGGTAACGGTGCACAGTGGCAACTATTAATGGGCGCTACAGATACCACAAAGCGACCAATTTATAACGCTATCCAACCAATGAACGCAGCCGGACAGGTAGGGCCCGGCTCTATCCGAGGCAACGTACTAGGACTCGATCTATACGTAGATCGTAACTTTGCAGAGACTACAGTCGATGATAACTCCGCAATTATCCTAGCTCCTGAAGCGTTTACGGTTTATCGTGGACCTCAGGCTTATATGAGCGTAAATGTCGTATCTAACCTACAAGTACAGGTAGCTATCTACGGCTTTATGGCAACTATCGCAAAAATGCCTAACGGTATTATCAAGTTTGCGAAAATCTAAGCAAAAAACCTAATAGTCGGTAGGGCTCTTAGCCCTTTGAGCCCTACCGGCCTCTTTTAAGATAGGAGTAAAGATGCCAGCTACATACGTCACCGAGGCAGAGCTACGCGCTAACCTTGGTATCGAAAACCTTTACTCCTCGGATATCGTGGAGACTTGTTGCCAAACCGCGCAGGATCTCCTAAACCAGTTTTTATGGTTTGCCTCAGCTCCGGTAGTAGGCGTAACGCTGCAAAATAACGTAGCTACTGCGATGATCGCTAACCCTATGACTTTTACTACTGGCCAGAGCGTTACCTTGAGTGGATGCGGCTCAACCTTTAACGGCACTTACACGATTACCGGTACGATGCCTTGGAGCGCCGGTACGGTAAACCAGATACCTAGCCTTGTATGGAACCCTAATATGTGGAACTGGCCAGCCGGTTTTAGCTTTATCCAATTTACAAAGGTAGCGGCTAACGTCAATTTCCAACGAGTATTACCTTATGGCTCAGCCGTAGGAGCAGATACAAAAACAAACTCTTACGCTACGACTCCGGCCATCCGTGAGGCAGCGATGATCCTAGCCGTAGATATTTTCCAAGCTCGCCAAGTCTCACAGACCGGCGGCGTGACGATCGATGGTTTTAGTCCTAGCCCTTACCGTATGGGAAACTCAATGATCGGCAAGATTAGAGGGTTAATAAGCGGCTACCAAAATCCAAATAGTATGGTGGGTTAAATGCCAGCCGCCATTACTACGCTACGAGCTAACGTAGCTACCGCTTTAGCTAACCCGAACGTATGGAATACTTACAGTTTTCCGCCTCCAACTATTACGGCTAATAGCGTAATCGTGGCCCCGGCAGATCCCTACATAACTCCAAGTAATAATACTTACTCGGCTATTTCACCTTTAGCGAACCTAAAAGTGATTATGACGGTGCCGATGTTAGACAATCACGGGAACCTTAACGGGATCGAAACCCTAGCGGTAGCAGTCTTTAATAAACTCGCTGCCTCAAATATCGTAATGAACGTTAGCAGTATGTCGGCTCCTACAGTACTTAGCGTACAAAGTGGAGATCTACTTAC